TAGAAACTTAAACTATCTGTGGTATATGTACCATAAGGGTAGTAAAGTTGGGACATTCCGTCCTTTTGTATATATGGCAGAGTTACAACTGCTAAAGAGAATGGGCTACATTAATGATACTGAGATTAAAAACATGATTGCAATGTTAGAATCTTCAGATGAAGAGAATCTGCACATGGTTACTCTATCAATTAAAAGCTTTAGAGATCTAAGAGTAAAAGAACATGGTGAGTATAGTAAAGTGAATAAGGCATATACAAAGATTGCTAAAGATTATCCACATGAAATTCTTAACCATGAAGTATTTATGAAAACAATGTCACCAGCTAATGGCTAATCTAGTTAAAGAACACATTATTGCTGAAATGAAAGCAACTAATAAAAACCTTAAAGACATGATACCAAAAGCTGTAGCTGGATATGTAAGAGCAAAGTATAAATGTTCTCCATATTTAGCCAGGACTATTGCAAAAGAACTAACACAATGACAGAACAAGATTTAATTGACCTTGGATTTAATAAAGTTGAAATAACCAATGAAGAGAGTCAAAATGGGTATGATTACTACTATTATGTACTAGAGGTATTTGATAATCTAGCACTTATATCCACAGACAATGATTTAGTAGAAGCTGAAGATGAATGGTTTGTGGGTAATTTTGATTGGCCGGATAAGAAGTTTAAGCTTCATTCAAAGGAGGAAGTTCAGAGCTTTCTTCATTCAGTAGGTCAGTTTTCTTCATAAGCTTAGCTTTTTCAGAAAGCATAGTAGAAAGAATGAGTGTAGATGCAGATTCCCAAGCATCATCAATTTCTTGAGATAAAACATCAAATGGCATAGTAGTCTTTAATATTTCTCCTGTACGGAGATGTATTTTACTACCTGCATCAGGATTTCTGGGATTGACAAAAGATATTCTTGTTATGTGAGTAACATTTAGGTGCTCAATATATGGGCCCTGCTCATCTTTAAATTCAATTGGTAGAAACATCAGACTATTTGGTTACCTTCTATTTTGTAATTGTGAACTTGTACTAAGTTACCATTTCTTTTTAGAATAGCAAATCCATGATTCCACTCATTTATTTCTAAATATTCTGGAGTGAGTTCACATAAGCAACCAAGACTATATCCACGGATAGTTGTAGAGTCATTAGGACCATATACTCTCTGTGAGCTAGAACTTGTTTTGTGAAAGTGATTTATAAGACAATTTGTTTTTAGTTTCATTAGAGCAGTGCGGGCTGGTACTACACCACCTGCACCAGGGATTTTGTCTCCATGCTCTATAAGAAAGTCACCAAAGACAACTTTAGATCTAAATGGAATATATTGTACACCATATTCAGCTACATGTAGTAGTACATCTAGTCTGAATTCATCCATGTCTAATAGTTCTGATGCCTTAACTCTGAGGTATCTTTCAAATCTATTTTCATGGTTACCTGGAATAAAGTATATTGGAATATCAGGGAATCTGGATCTGCAGTAATCTAAGAATTGTCTGCCTGCTTCTATTTCTTGTTTGAAGTGAACCATTCTTGGATCTTTCTCATGGAAAGAGAGTTGGTAAAAGTCTAACATGTCACCGTTGATAAACAGGGACTCTATGTTTTGTTTTTCCATCTCATCAAATGCTGCTTCTATAGCATCATTATCTTGGTATGGTATATGAAGGTCGCCTATAACTCCTACTGAGTTGCAACCTGATGGGAATATAAAAGTATCACGCTTAGTTGCATAAGACTCTGGTAGGAATTTTTCTTTCATATTTATATCAACTTTAAGTTCTTGCTGAAAATTTTTATTCTTTAAACTCTTTCTATGTGCTTTACCATATTGACCTCTATAATATCTTACTTTACCATAGATAGATTCAAGTGAGATTAAAGCAGGATTTTCAGAATAAATTTTTCTAGCTAAAGTTTTTGAGGGAGCTTCTGGAAACCTTTCTAGATAACTCAGTACTATTTCAGTATCTTTACTTACTGTATTTTGATTTCCGTGGAGTCTTTCCATATCTATTAATAATATACAAAAAAATCAGCTTATGTTTACTACTAAATTAGTTAAACGCGGAGGTAAGTTAGTTTATCCTGATGATAAATCCAAATTAAATTTTCAGATTTTTATTGATAAACTAGCTGATGGACAGCAAGTTGAGGTCTTTATGGGTCTTACTTCTGACAATGCCTCATTAGCACAGATTGCTAAAGTGCATGCATGTATACGTACATTAGCACAAGAGTCTGGCTATACTTTTGATGAAATGAAACGGATTATTAAGACCCATGCAGGTCTTTGTTATGATGGAGGAGATGCAGAGATTTGTAAATCTTTTGCAGACTGTAGTAAAATGGAATTGGCTCTAGCAATAGAGTCCTGTGTAGAGATTGGAAAAGATTTTAATCTTAACCTTGCGTAGGTTCAACATAACCTTCATCACCAGGTTCTAAGATTTCTTTTTCTTCATATAGTCCTTCAATTGCTGCTACTCTTTCAATCTCTGCAAGAATATGAATTAATGTCTTAAATGTTAATTCATAATCATTAAGAGGTGTATAGACATCCTGAGCAATTGTCTTTTTAATTATTTCTTCTTTTTTGGCTTCATCTTTTTCTAATGTAAAGATGTAGAACATAGAAGCTTTAATTAAATCATAAAAGTTTTTGCTGATCTCAATTTTGACAACAGCATCATCTTTTAGTTTCTTTACTTTGACCATTATATTATACTTTTTTAACAAATATACATGATTATGGCTAATATACTAGACATTGATGATTATAAACAAAAAATATTTAATAAACTTGAACCAAGCGGTTGGGGTAGAGTTCTTAAACCTTTTATATTTAGTTTAGAGTTTGAAAAGATTCTTACTGATTTATATAATCTTTCAAACAGCGGTAAAAGATTTACTCCTGTATTAAAAGATGTGTTTAGAGCATTTGAAGAATGTCCTTATGATGAACTTAAAGTAGTCATAGTTGGACAAGATCCTTATCCAACACTTGGTGTAGCAGATGGTATTGCATTTAGTTGTAGTAAATCTGAAAGAGAACAACCATCTCTAAGATTCATTCTTGATGAAGTTGAGAAATTATACCCAAACGGGTATGAAAGGCCCTTAGATTTGACAAAATGGACCCGACAGGGTATACTTATGCTTAATACTGCTCTTACAACTGAAGTAGGTAAGATAGGTCAGCATTATGAAATCTGGGCTCCATTTGTAGCATATGTATTTGACTACTTGAAGAACTTTCATCCAGGATTAGTTTATGTCTATATGGGTAAAAAATCCCAGGAGTGGGCAGATGTATGTGGAGAAAATTGTACTAAATTTATGGTCTCACATCCCGCAAGTGCTGCTTATAATGGTAGTAAATGGGATTCTAAAGGTGTCTTTAGTGAAGTTAGAGATACTGTACAGCATTTATACAATTACAAAATCATTTGGTAATGGAAGAAATATTCAATAAGCTATTACAAGCACAGATTACACCTAATGGCTTATATGTTCTTTATTGTATAAAGAATAAAGTTAAATGCTCGGATAGTGTTAACTTTAATATTGAAGTTCTTAGATTAAAATCAGGTAATTACCTGACGGAATCCTTGGAATTGTCAGGTAATAGCCTTAAATTTATAGATGAAATTGATGGATACTTCAAGAAATCTAAGAAGAAAACATCAAAAGATCTAATGGGAGATAGCTTCCAAGATAACCTTAAGCTTTATAATGAAATCTTTCCTAAAGGTAAACTACCAAGTGGTGTACCGGCAAGAGTAAATATTAAAGGTCTTGAGAATGCTTTTAGATGGTTCTTTGAGAATTTCAGTTATTCTTGGGAAACAGTACTAAAAGCAACAGAGAAATATGTAGATGAATATTCTATGAATAGATACAACTACATGCGTAACTCTCAATACTTTGTTAGAAAACAGAATACAGATAAAACCTGGGATTCTACACTAGCAACTTATTGTGATATGATTGAAGCAGATGATTATGAAGAACCAAATTATTTTAAAGAAAATATAGTATGATTAGATTTAAATTATTCTTTATTGCATTAACAGGAAGTCTTGTTTCCTGGCTGTTGGTTCATACTCTCCTTGTAGAGATGAATTTCTTACAGTTTTTAGCAATTGAATTTGTAGTGGGTTTATCCCATCTCATCTATAATGATGTAAAAAGTAAGTTAACAACTTAATCCAAATGTATGGCAGATTTATTTAACGGTGCCCGGGCTCTGAAGCCTGTGAGTGAAAGAGACGCTCTTAGAAAAGCCCTTCTCAAAATGAAGGCTAGAAGATCTGGTGAGTTAAAATCACTTAAAAGCTCATGGCCCAAATTTAATGATGCCTTCTGTGATGGATTGGAATGGAGAACTATTACCGTAGTAGGTGCTAGGCCTGGAACGGGTAAAACTTTATTTATGGAGCAGTTAATCTCTGATATTATTGAAGAGAACCAAGACCATAAATTTAGAGTACTTAAGTTTCAGTTTGAGATGCTTGATGAGACCAATGGTATCAGAAAGCTGAGTCTGAATACAGGTTCTGATTACAATACACTAATGTCCAAAGGTGAGCCAGTAGATAAAGATCTATACTTAAGATGCGTCCAGTACTATGAAGATAGTGCAAGACATGATGTCATTGATGTAGTATATGATCCGTGTACTGTTGATGAGATGTGTGCAACTATACATTATTATATGGAAGCTCACAAAGATGAAGCAGGTAACTACACAAATACTCTGGTTACTATTGACCACTCAGCTTTATTTAAAGTAGGTAAAGGTCAGAAGGATAAGTTTGAAGTATTATATGCTCTTGGTGAAGCCATGACCTATATGAAGAAACATTATCCTGTGGCTTTTCTTATCTTAAGTCAGTTGAACAGGAATATAGATAACCCAGATAGATCTAAAGATGGTGACTATGGAAATTATGTATTAGATTCTGATTTATTTGGAGCAGATGCTTTATTGCAACATGCTGATGTAGTTCTTGGTATTAATAAACCTTCTATCAGAAAGATTAGACAGTATGGTCCAGAGAGATTTATAATTAGTGATGAAGATACTTTAGCCTTCCACTTCTTGAAATCTAGAAATGGCACCACAAGATTGAGCTTCTTTAAGCTAGATAGAAACTCCATGAGAATTGTTGAAATAGCAACTCCAGCCCAAGCAAGTAAAACAATTAAAATTTAAGTATGAGTAGAAAAGAAAAAGAAAAGGAATTCTTTGCCCATCACATGGACAAGTTCCGGAAAGCTCAAGTATCTGATCCTTACTTTACTATTAAAACAGCTTTCTTTCAGAAAGGTAAGTTTGGTAGGCAAGTACAGTTATTTGAAGGAGAGTTAAAGAGAGGAGAAGATATCTTCATTGAATTCATTGACATTATTAGAGATAATAATGGTAAAGAAACAGGTATGGAACCTGCATTTGAAGATAGACCACTCTTTAAGTACAAACACAATCCTTATTTTGCAGAAGAATATGATGTAAGAGAAGGTACAAATTCTAATGGTGAAAATTATTTTGCCTATACTATTCCATTATCTGAATTAATGGTTATCATGCCTGACGGTTCTGAGATTACACAAAATCTTTATGAGAAGAGAAAAGCTGAAGCTCCTAAAGAGCAAATAAGTTTATCTGTATTTCCAAACTTTGAGGATGAGTTTATTCCAAAGCTTAAAGATGTAAGTTTAGATGAAGAAGAATCAGCTTCTGATATTCTTCTAAGAATTGCAACAGAGTTTCAAAAACTAGCAACTAAGATAAAATGAGTATAGTACTTCCAACTAAAAAAGTAAAGGCTGAGAGAGTTAATCCAAAGAGATTAGTAATCTATTCAAAGCCTAAGACAGGTAAAACAACATCATTTGCTGGTCTAGAAGACAATTTGATTCTGGATTTAGAGAATGGTGCTGATTATGTAGAAGCTCTTAAAGTAAAAATTAGCAGCCTTCAAGAATTACTTGATGCTGGTAAAGCTATTAAAGCTGCAGGCAATCCATACAAGTTTGTTACAATTGATACTGTAACTGCATTAGAAGATATGGTAATGCCTTTAGCTATAAAGCTTTACAAGAATACAAGCATGGGTAAAAACTATGATGGTGATAATGTATTGTCTCTACCAAATGGTGCGGGATATTTATATTTAAGACAAGCTTTCTTTCAAGTTTTAGATTTTATTGATACATTAGCTCCCCATATTATTTTATCTGGTCACATTAAAGACAAACAGGTAGATGATAAGGGAGAGATGGTTCTTGCTGCAAATATTGATTTGACTGGTAAGATTAAGTCTCTGATTTGTGCTAATGCAGACGCAATTGGTTACATGTACAGAAAGGGTAACAAAACTATTTTGTCGTTCAAGACAAATGAAGAGGTTACTTGTGGTGCAAGACCAGAACATCTAAGAAATGAAGAGATAGTAGTTACAGAGATGAATGACAAAGGTGAACTTGAGTTCCACTGGGACAAAGTATTTATTTAATTATTAAAAACAAAGAAAAATGGCATTAAGCACAACTGATTTGGGCACAGGAGGCTCAGGACTACCAAAGACAATTACCCCAGGTAATCATATATTGAAAATTAATAGCATTGAGCTAGAAGAATTCAAATTTATTCCAGGTGCATATCATCTTATGTTACATGTGGAGACTCAACCTATTGAAGGTTTTGAAGGTTTCATGATTGACAAAGATGATGAAAGCAAAGGAAGATATGAGGGTCAGATTGGTAGAGTAAAAGCAAGCCAATATGCATTTGCAGATGGTGAAACTAAATCTGGTGTTAAAATTCAGAGAGATAGATCTATCTTAATCTTCTTAAGAACTTTGGCTCACACTATGGAACTTGATTCTTGGTTTGTTGACCAAGATAATAAGCATGAAACTATTGAAGACTTTGTTAAAGAATTCAATAAGACTGCAGATTTCAGAGGTAAATTTCTTGAGTTCTGTGTTGCTGGTAAAGAATATGAAGGCAAATCAGGATATACTAACTATGATATGTGGTTACCAAAAGCAGAAAATAAGAAGTATGCATTTGGTGCTATTGAAGATGGTGCAGTAATTCCTTATGATGAAACTAAACATCTTAAGAAATTAGAAATTAAAGATGTTAAATCTTTTGGAGATGATGATGATGTTTTTACATCACCAAAAACATCTTCAGACTTTAGTTTAGACTAACTACTACCTAGATAATAGGGGGGAGTTAGTAATAAATTAATGTATAACAGAGATTTCTAACTAAATCAGGAGCCTCCCCCCTTTATTTTTATTGGTTATGATT